GAAGCTTAGCGTAGTTAGGATTCTCCTGGTTATTTGGATTCGACACACGTGCCACGTATGCCATTGTAGATTCAGCGTCGGGCGTAACAGAGATCAGTCGTGCAGTATTCATCGAGAGAGGCGAAGGCGATAGATTCCAGTGTCTAGTTCAGAGGGAACGAAGTTCATCGAGATAGAAACCCTACGGACATCTTCCTGTAGGATTTTTGTTTCGTGTGTAATGTTACTAGGCCAGAGGAACAGTATACTCTCTTCTGGCATCATAGTCAAGGACTCAGCGTTGTACTTAGAAGGACCCTTCGGCATAGCAGAAAGGTATGGTGATGTCTTCTCTATTGATGGTGAGTGGAAACTCAGTCCTGTAGATCCTTGAGGAAAGTTCAGGTAGTATGTACCCGAGACGAAGCAGTTAGCGTGACTATGTTTATACTGCCAACCACCCTTGGTAGTAACGTTGACCCAACAGTCAGTAATGAAATGTTCCTTAGTAACATCCCACTTGTATACGTTTTGGGTGTAATCAACGTAAGATTTCGATAGAAACTTCTTGAACTCATCTAGGATAGGTTCTTCTTCATCTAAGAAGTTTTCTCCTGTGGTGTTCCAGAAATGAAAGATGTCAGGTGATATGGGAGAACCATCAATCTGTCTGCCCTTAATTAATCTACGAACAGTATCTTTTAATTCATCGTGTTTGTCATCATCCCACTTGTAGATACCTAGAGGGACGGGAAATAAATCTACAACCTCAACTCTCATCACGTACGACTCGATAATTATATGCACCTGCTGAAAGTTGTGCAGGCATAAAGTTCATAGAAATACTAGTCCTGGTGGCACCCTTTTGTGTAGGTGCTGTCAGGTGTGCGATATTACCTGGCCACAGCAACAGGTAACTCTCTTGACAGTCACCATACCACTGAGTAGAACTGTAAGGTGTGGTCTTGACAGTATCAAAACCAATGTAGGGTCTTCCTGGTTGTGAAGTAGGATTCATAAACAAGATAGGACCAGCACCGTCTTCCATATGAAGATAGTAAGTACCAGATACAAAAGCATTAGCGTGAGTGTGGATCACTTGCTGCCCACCTTCCTTGGTGATGTTAACCCAGCAGTCAGTGATCGACGCTTCTTTCACAACATTCCATCCACAAAGATCAATAACATAATCTTCATAGCACTTTTCTATCCAACGTCCAAATTCTACAAGGACTTTATCTTCTTTGTTATCATTAAGAAGATGTTCGTTAGAGTGCTGATAGAAGTGGAACATATTTTGTGACCACTCACTCGGACCCTCACGAACTTTGGCAATGGCGCGACGAACAGAATTCTTTAGTGCGTCGTGGAGTTCGGAATCGAGTTTGTAATAACCAATAGCAGTAGAAAATATCTGCTCTACTTTTTCACGTTCAACTCCTTCACGAATCATAACCAAAACCTTTTTCTACTTTGCGGCGTCGTTGTTTTTCTTTTAGTTGTTGTTTAGCAACCTTAAGTTGCATTTTCATATACTGAAGTTCTTCATCAGTATAAAGTTCAGGGCGAGTGTCGGCAACTTTAAGTGCTGCTTTCGCCAGTCTGATCTGGTCTTTGAGTCGGGTCATAGTAGGCTTTGTAATATGCAACGATTCCGCTGGAGATCTTATGACCCTGTGAGATCCAGTCGTGACAACACTCGTAGATTGCCTGTCCATTATTAGGAATGGTATCACCACCAAACTTCTTCAACAAAATTGCTAGGCACTCTTGCCGCAACTTCATCTTGTGATCGGAGTAACGCCAGTCAGTCAGGGATTCCATCGTCATCGTTGATTTCATTATAAGTGAGGGAATTTTTAAACAAATCCTCGTACTTTACGTTGAGGTAACTGGGACTTCCTTTAGTCTCTCCACCCATAGGAGGAGTATATGCGTCTGGATCAGAGTAAATTTCAGACTCCAGGGCATTCACTAAGGACTTGAGATTCTTCAGGATTAGCTTGAGGCGTTCCCGATCGGGTTCCATAAGACCTGTTCGTTTAAGTATATAGTAGCACAAAAAAAGAGGGGTGACAACCCCTCTCAAGAACTGATCTTCCAGTTTTTATTGCCACGTGACTTGAGATCAACCCACTTGGCATAGTGTACACCACGGTACGTTAAGAACGCGAATGTTCTATCTGGATCGTGTTTAGCAGGATCATAGTCTGGAAGGTCATATTGAAATCTGACCTTCAGCATTACCTATCCTCACTTGGTATAGGTATGACCTCTATAGCAGAAAGTACCGTGTACCTCGTCAGCATCACCTTGCTTGCACTCAAACTTGACACCGCGATAGGTAGTCATAGCAATCTGTGCATCGTGGAGAGCTGCTGCTTTCTTGATCTGCTTTTTGATTAGAGTAAGTGTGTTCATTGTACTGAAATAATAGGGTTGGTTAAAACCCGTTCCTTCAGTCGTTTGCGTCCCAATAGTGACTACACTCAGGCACGGATTCCTTTACGGTCTCCACTAACTCCACAACAATGTGAGGAGGAACCTCTGCTCTGTTCTTTTGGATCCTGAGCACTAATGCATCAGCATCAGAACAGATCATATTTGCATAGAGTAAAAACTCAACCATTGGGATGAACGCTCCGTTCCGCGACTTACTTGCGTCCTCAGGTAAAGGTACCGCTACATTGACCTTCCACTTTTGTCTTGAGATATCCAATCAGATTCCACTTAGATCGTTGATCTAGGTTGGGATCCATTTGAATCTCCACTCGACGTTGGAGGAACCTTTCACAGGACATATGCCAACCATAAGGATTGGCGTCATCGTGATGGGCAAGGGTCAATGCCAACAGCAGACTTACCATTGGATGAACGTACAGACATTATACGATGTCTTGTACTATGTAGTCAAGGTGTTTGGTATACTACTATACCAAATTTATTTTCTGTTTCCCCACTGAACCTTGGGAAACGCTGCCTTGACTACGTTCTCGGTGATCCTGTACTTTTTCTTAAGACTTTTATCTTTGGCGAGAAGGAGAACCTCTGCTTCAGACTCGTGTAACCCCTCCAGGAGACCCACGAACATCGTCTCTCGCTTCAGAGATGTAAGACTATCAGCGCCACCCTTCACGAAGTAGTGGAGCAGTCTGTGCTCTGTGCTGAGGCGTGCGTGCTCTGTTCCAGCAGGTGCCTCGTTTGGTTTATAAGGAACAGAACCCTCAGGGAGATTAGATTCAATACTTTCATCAAAATTGATGATCAGAATCTTCCTGAGAGCATCACTGTTATGTTGCTGCAGAAGTTTAATCTTCTGCTCTTTTGTCTTAGCGTTGCTAACTTTTTGAAGGACTTCGGAAACTAATAATTCAGCCATAGTAAAAGATTTTCTAGTATTTATGCCTCGTCTTCTTCCTCGTAATCCTCGAAGGTGAGAGAAAGAAGTTCGCCAGTATATGCTCTACCTTTAGAGTCATACATCTCGGGATGATCAAACGGTTCCTCCGCTTCACCCCCATTAAGTGAGAAAACTACATCGTTTCCTACCCAACCAATGATGCCTCCTAGAACAAAAAAGATCACACAAGAGACAGCAGAGAAAAATAGTGTAATGGATACTGGCATCGAATTACTCCTTGTTAATATCCTCCCACTCAATACTAAACTGGAGATAGTACTTTTTATGGAAGAGTTTGATGTTGGGGTTAAAAGCGAACCCCTTACGCTCTACCCTGGGTTCGGGTTTCTTAGACCTCCTAAGCATCAACTCTATGCCCTTATTTATCTTGGAACTCATACAAATCCTTGCGCTTGGAAATACTTTGCAGTCTCGACAAGACCACCAAGTTGTTGTCCTTTAAAGACAACTTGAGGGAAGGTAATAGATTCTTTATCAAAGACTTCTAGGATCTGTTGCTTAGTAGCATCCTTACCAAGTTTGATCTCAACGTATTCAAACCCAGCACGTTCCATAAGTTCTTTAACCATCTTGCAATACTTACAAGCGGACATAGTATAGATGACAATAGTGTCTTCCATTAAAAAGGAGGGCATTTGCCCTCCAAGTATAGCACAGGTTTACTGGATTTTGCCAGCACCTATTAGCGGCGACGACACTTTATTTAGAGAGCGTTGCCTCTAGGAAGAACTTCCTCGGGGAACACAAAGTTCTCGTGAGGTTGATCGACTTGCGCCATCCAGTTACGAAGACCTTCGTTCAAGAGAATGTTCTTGGTGTAGAAGGTTTCAAACTCTGGATCTTCTGCTGCTCTGATCTCTTGGGAAACAAAGTCATAAGCGCGAAGGTTGAGAGCAAGACCAATAATACCGATGGAAGCTGTCCAAAGACCCATAACAGGAACAAACAACATAAAGAAGTGCAACCACCTCTTATTACTAAACGCAATACCAAAGATCTGAGACCAGAAGCGGTTTGCTGTAACCATCGAATAGGTTTCTTCTTCCTGAGTGCTATCAAATGCCTTGAAAGTGTTTGCATCGTCACCATCTTGATACAAAGTATTCTCTACTGTAACACCGTGGATCGCAGAGAGCAATGCTCCTCCTAAGATTCCTGCTACCCCCATCATATGAAACGGGTTGAGTGTCCAGTTGTGGAAGCCCTGTAGGAAGAGAAGGAAGCGGAAAATCGCCGCGACACCGAAACTCGGCGCAAAGAACCAACTGGACTGTCCG